CATGAACCTTAGGTCTAAACTAAGAGTCTTCTTTACACCTGAAAGTTTTTATGAATTTACAAGTGATATTGTTGACTTGTTAAACAATCCAAATAAAAGCTCAGCTTCTAAGATAATGAAAACAATGTTAGGAGTTGTAAGAAACAAAAGAGCTTGGCGGATTGTCGAGCCAGGTGATAACTATAACAATGAAAATATTGCAATTATAACTCAAGCATTTAATGACTTATGTCTTAAAATAGAAGAAATTAAAAGGTTAAAAGCTGAGAAGAAAGCTCAAGAAAAAGCTGGAAAGCTTAGTTGAGAAAAGATATAAAAATAAATAAATTTGATGTGTAAAAATTAAAAATATATAATATAATGGTATCACAATTGGTGATCAAAACAAATTAAAAAAATAACAAATAACAAATAACCAATTAAAAATTTAAACAAATACTACGAAAGGTATTTAATAATATGGCTATCGACCTAGCAGCAATTCGCAAGAAACTTGGACAACTAAACGGACAAAATTCAAAGAAAAACACTATGTGGAGACCTGAAGAAGGTGCAGAGACTACTGTTCGTCTCATGGCATATCCAAACAATGACGGACAACCATTCAAGGAATTAATGTTTTACTATAACATTGGCAGTAATCCAGGACTTCTCGCTCCATATCAATTTGACAAACCAGACCCTATTCAAGAACTTATTACGAAGCTTCGCGATGAAGGCACTAAGGAATCATACGAGTTAGCAAAAAAGCTTTATCCAAAAATGCGTTGTTATGCACCAGTTGTTGTACGCGGTGAAGAAGAAAAAGGTGTAAGACTTTGGGCATTTGGGAAAACAGTTTATCAGACACTGTTGAATTACATGCTTGATGAAGATTATGGCGATATTACAGATCCTATTGAAGGGCGTGATGTTAGAGTAAGCTGTACAAAGAACCCAGGACAACAATGGGCAACAACAGATGTGAGACCACGAGGCAAAGACTCACCTCTCTCAGAAGATTCATCTAAAAGCAAGAAATGGCTTGATAATATTCCAGATGTTAATGACTTGTTTGAACTTAAGTCATATGAAGATCTAGAAAATATTGTCAATACTTGGCTTAATGATGATGAAGAAGAAGACCAAAGTCCTACCTTTAGAGGAGGTTCAAGTAAAAAGAGTTCTAATGATGATTCTCCAGACGCTATTTCTGGCAAATACAAGGATTTAGATGACGCATTTGCTGATCTAGAAGCAATGTAATAATCAAAAATTATTAAGTTAATTATTGCGCCGACTTTTGTCGGCTTTTTTGTATAAATTGTAAGTTGTTGTTACAATCTTATTGTAACCCTATTATAAAAGGAACGATAATGGCAAAAGCTAAAAAAACCAAAAAAGAAGAAGATCAGTTAAACGACTTTACAGCTGATCTCATAAAGTCTCTTAATAAAGAAAGAGGCACAAGAGTTGCATATAATCTAAGTACAGATGAGTCACCTACACACGTAAGTAGGTGGATAAGTACAGGTTCTAAACAATTAGATTATATTATCGCAAACCAAAAAGATGGTGGTCTTCCAGAAGGACGTATTGTTGAAATATTCGGTCCACCATCTATTGGTAAGTCACACATTGCAACACAGATTGCAAAATCAACCCAGCAAATGGGCGGAATTGTAGTTTATATAGATACGGAAAACGCAACGTCTGTAGAAAATCTAAGATTATTAGGTGTTGACATATCAAAAAGGTTTGTTTATGTAGACACACATTGCACTGAAGAAGTATTATCAATTGCAGAAAGCACTATAATAAAAGCTAAGGCAATGGATAAAGATGTGCCTGTTACTATTATATGGGATTCTGTTGCTGCAACTTCTCCTAAAGCTGAGTTAACTGGCGATTATGACAAAGAAAGCATTGGTCTTCAAGCTAGAGCAATTTCAAAAGGCATGCGTAAAATCACAGGTGTTATTGCTAACGAAAAAGTTCTTATGGTTTGTCTAAATCAAATAAGAACAAAAGTTGGAGTGCTATATGGTGATCCAACAACAACTCCTGGTGGGATGGCAATACCATTCCATAGTTCAGTTCGTATCAAGCTAGGTGCTGGTTCTCAAATTCTTAACAAAGACAAAGAACCTATTGGAATTAATGTATCTGCTAAAACAATAAAAAACAAAGTATCAGCTCCGTTTAGGACTTGTAACTTTGAAATACATTTTGGCAAAGGCATTAAAGAGCATGAACAGATGTTTGATCTATTAAGAAAACATGGACCAGAAGAAATTGGCAACTATCATATCGAAGTTTCTGGTGCGGGAGCTTGGAAAAATTTAACAGTTGCAACACTGGACACAGGCGAAGTTATTATAGACAAAAAGTTTTATAAGGCAGACTTTGATCAAATTGTAAATCATCCAGAGTTTGGTCAGTATATTGATATGTTGCTAGAAAAAGCAATGATTCGTAAAAACGAAGCTGATGATCCTGATATTGATCCAGAAAGTTATTCTGAAATTCAAGAAGTTGCAAGACAAGTTATGGACACACACGAAGATGCATTTGAAATGTTGAAATAAATGAATGAAAAACCGATTATTTATATTGATGGCTTAAATGTTTTTATGCGGCACTTTGCTGCTAATCCTTCTAAGAGTTTAAATGGTCAGCTTTGCGGTGGTATAATTGGTTTTTTAGGAAATATTGACCATTTGGCTCGCAAGTTTAGACCTCAAAAAATTGTTGTTGCTTGGGAAGGTGGTGGTTCATTAAGAAGAAGAGCCATCGATGCAAATTACAAAAATGGACGCAGGCCTGTACGACTTAATCGAAGTCAGTATTACAAAGAAATACCCGATACAGAAGAAAACAGAAACTATCAACTAAAAACTTTAATAGAGATTTTATATAAGACGCCAGTTGTGCAGATTTATGTTAATGATTGCGAAGCTGATGACGTAATTGCATATCTTGTTAAAACAAAAAAACAAAATATAAACAAAATAATTGTTACGTCTGACAAGGACTATTATCAGCTTTTGGACGAAAACACGAAAATCTGGTCTCCAAATAAAAAACAATTAATTGATGATCAATATGTATTAGACAAATGGTCTATTACGTCTCGTAATTTTTGTTTAGCTAGATGCTTTGCAGGAGATTCAAGTGATGGTATCAAAGGCGTAAAAGGAGCAGGCTTTAAAACCATGACAAAACGATTCCCTGTTTTATCTCAGAACAAAGATATAACAATAAATGATATTATTAATGAGTCACAAAAAAAAGTTAATTCAGGTTGTAAAATAAAGCTTTATGATGATATAATATTAAATGAAGCAAATATAAGAAAAAACTGGAAGTTAATGTATTTAGACTCATTAATGTTAAGTGCTGATCAGGTCAAAAAAGTAAACTATCAGCTAGAAAACAAAGAGTCAACAATAAACAAAATGGACCTTTATAAAATTATTAACAGAGAAGGTCTTAATACCTTCGATATACATTCGTTTTTTATTTCAATTAAATCATCTTTAAGGAATATTATTTAATGAGTCAAGATAGAAATTTCTCTAAATTCGGCAAAGCTTTTCAAGAAAAAGTTTTCCAAAGTATGCTAACAGATATACAATGGTCTGCGCAAATGATCGAAGTAATGAGTCCCGACTACTTTGATCTTAAATACCTCTCTTTTTTATGCGGAAAATATTTTATGTACTACGAAAAGTATAAAACATTTCCAACGCTTACAATACTAATAACAATCATCAAAGAAGATTTGAGTAAATCTAAAGATGCAGTATTAAGAGATCAGATTATAGAATATCTTCATAGAATGAAAACCAACCCAGACGTTGGCGATTTGCAATATGTTAAAGATAAATCATTAGAATTTTGTAAAAGACAAGCATTTAGAGATGCGTTAGAACAAAGTGTTGAGCTTATTCAAACTGAAAGGTATGAATCAGTTCTTAACATTATGAAAGAGGCCATATCTGTGGGTATGCCAAACACAGCAGGCCATAATTTCTTCGATGACATTGAAGCACGTTTTGTTCAAATAAATCGTCAGGTATGTCCTACCGGTTTAGATAGAATTGATTCTCAAGATATTCTGCGTGGTGGTTTAGGTAGAGGTGAACTAGGAGTCATTGCAGCAAACACAGGAGTTGGTAAATCGCACTTCTTAGTAGCAATGGGCTGTGCAGCAATGCGAGCTGGTAAAAATGTAATACATTATACATTTGAATTATCAGAGCACGAAACAGGTAAAAGATATGATTCACATCTATGTCATATTCCTTCTAATGAAATAATTGAAAGAAAAAAAGAGGTTATTGAAAAATATAACGAAATGGATTTAGGCAAGCTTATTATCAAAGAATATCCAACAGGTTCTGCTTCAGTTATGACGCTACGAAATCATATAGAAAAACTTGTATTGAAAGGTTTTAAACCAAGTTTGGTAACAGTTGATTATGCAGATGTTATGAAATCTTCAAAAGCATATGATTCTCTAAGACATGAATTAAAATTAATATATACAGAATTAAGAAATCTTGCAGTTGATTTACAAATCCCGATTTGGACTGCTTCACAAGCAAACAAGGATTCTTCAAAATCAGATGTTGTTGGTCTAGAAAATCTAGGTGAATCATACGGTAAAGCACAAGTTGCTGATGTTGTATTATCAATTAGTAGAAAACCAATGGAAAAATCAACTGGCGGTGGTAGAATATTTGTAGCAAAAAATAGAGCTGGTAGAGATGGATTATTATTTCCAATCAGTATAGACACAGCAAGATCAAAATTTGAAATCTTAGATGATACTGAATTAACATTAAATGAAGCAGTATCTCAAGATAATCATTCAATGAAAGAAAAATTAAGAGAAAAATGGAAAGAGGTAAATCAAAAAAATGATTAAAATTTATTGCAACGATAATCTTAAAGATGTTTTAGATGATAACAATATCGAAGAATATGTACCTGCTTATGGCGGAGAGTCTGCAGGACTTGATCTATATAACGCAGGAAGTGATATTACAATAATGCCTTCTTCATCAAACAAGAAAGGTGGAATGATTAGCACTGGTCTTCATGTTTTTACTCCAAGAGGATATGTAACCTTAGTTAAAGAAAGAGGGTCTATCACAAAAACTCCTCTAAAGTATAGGGCAGGCGTTGTAGATGAAGGGTACACAGGAGAAATATTTGTTAATCTTGTAAACATTGGTAGCGAGGAATATACTATAGAGAACGGACAGAAACTGCCTGTTCAAATTGTTGTCGTCAAGTGTGACAATGAGTATTCTGAAATGAGTGAAGAAGAATACTTAACTCTATCCCGTCTTACCCGAAGAAAAGAAGGAAAAGTCGGAAGTTCAGACTAAATTAAGGAAGAAAAAATGAAAAAAGAATGCTGTGGCATTACTATAGATTTAAAGTACGATAATAACTTAACAGACTTTTCAAAGAAACTTCTTAAAGACTACTACATGCAAGACCATGAAGAGTCGCCACAAGAAAGCTTTGCTCGAGCCGCCGTAGCATTTTCTTTTAATAAAGAAGAAAACAAAACAGATATAGGATTAGCGCAAAGAATATATGATTACGCCGCTAAAGGCTGGTTTATGTTTAGTTCGCCAATCTTATCAAATGCACCTACTCCAGGTAAAACAGAGCTTGGTTTACCTATATCTTGCTTTTTAACATATGTTGATGATTCACTAGAAGGATTAATATCTCATTCAGATGAGTTAAGATGGATGAGTGTTAAAGGTGGAGGTGTTGGTGGTCATTGGAGTTCGATTAGATCAAATAGTAGCATATCTCCAGGGCCTATTCCTTTCTTGAAAACAGTTGACAGTGATATGACAGCATATCGTCAAGGTAAAACTAGAAAAGGTTCATATGCAGCTTATATGGATGTTTCGCATCCTGACATTGTTGAATTTTTAAGTATAAGACTCCCAACTGGAGGTGATGTTAATCGCAAGTGTTTTAACATAAACAATGCTGTAAACGTTTCAGATAAGTTTATGGAAGCTGTATCTAAAGGTGAGAAATGGAACTTAACTGATCCTAACGACGGATCTGTAAGAGACACCGTTGACGCTAGAGAATTGTGGCAAAGAATCTTAAAAATAAGATTTAGAACAGGTGAACCTTATATTAACTTTATTGATGAAGCTAATAGACATTTGCCGCAATTTCAAAAAGACTTAGATCTTAAAATATACGGTTCAAATCTTTGCAACGAAATTCATTTGGCAACATCACCAGATAGAAGTGCTGTTTGTTGTTTAAGTTCTTTAAATATTGAAAAGTTTGACGAATGGGAAAATACAACTATTGTAGAAGACTTAATAGAATACCTTGATAATGTTTTACAGTTTTTTATAGATAATGCTCCTTTAGCTTTAAACAGAGCAATTAGATCAGCTATGTCTGAAAGAAGTCTTGGTCTAGGTGCCATGGGTTTTCATGCATTCTTACAGTCAAAGAATATTCCGTTTGAATCTGGTATTGCAAAAGCAGCAAATATAAATATATTCTCATTGATAAAAGAAAAGGCAAAACAGAAAACAATAGAATTGGCCAAGTTAAAAGGAGAATGCCCAGATGCTAAAGGGTACGGTGTTAGAAATTCTCATCTTTTAGCAATTGCACCTAATGCAAATTCTTCAATTATTGCAGGTACTTCACCTTCTATTGAGCCCTGGAAGTCAAATGCGTATACACATAGAACAAGAGTTGGCTCTTATTTAGTTAAGAACCCACATTTAGAAAAAGTTTTATTAGAATACAGCAAAGATGTGCCAGATATCAAAAGGAGTGACTGGATTACAACACAATGGAAATCAATCATACTTTCAGAAGGATCTGTTCAGCATCTGGACTATATGTCAGATTGGCACAAGCAAGTTTTTAAGACAGCATTTGAGCTCGATCAGCGATGGATAGTTGACCATGCAGGTGATAGACAAGAATTTGTTTGTCAAGGTCAAAGTGTTAATTTATTTTTTCCAGCAGGAACAGAAAAGTCTTATGTTAATGCAGTTCATTTAAGAGCCTGGAAAAAGAAACTTAAAGGATTATATTATCTTAGAACAAATGCAGGAGCGTCAGCTGAAAAGGTGAGTCAAAAAGTTGAGCAAGATAGACTTCAAGACTTTAGTGATCCTGATGAATGTCTGAGTTGTCAAGGATAATTATATTATACAAACATTAAAAAAAGGTTAAACGATGTCATTATTAAAATACAGTAAAACTTACAAGCCGTTTAGCTATCCTTGGGCAATGGAAATAGCCGAATCACACGAAAAGATTCACTGGGGTAGCTGGGAAGCAAAATTACAAGAAGATGTAAACCAGTGGAAAGGTGGCAAAATATCTTCTGAGGAAAAAAATCACATCACACAGATTCTTAGGTTGTTTACACAAAGTGATGTTCAAGTAGGTGGCAATTATTGTGATCTGTTTATTCCTAAGTTTAAGAATAATGAAATTAGGAGTATGCTATTAAGCTTTGCAAATCGTGAAGGCACGCATCAACGTAGTTATGCACTTCTTAATGATACATTAGGTTTGCCTGAAGAAGAGTATAGTGCTTTTTTAGAGTATAAAGAAATGTCAGACAAGATTGAATTTATGCAGAAAAATGATGTTTCAACAAGAAAAGGCTTAGGCTTGGCAATAGCACAGTCTGCTTGTAACGAAGGAATGTCTTTGTTCTCAGCATTTGTTATGTTGCTTAACTATCAAAGGTATGGAAAGATGAAAGGAATGTGTGAGATTGTTGAATGGTCTATAAGAGATGAGACAATGCATGTGCAAGGAATGACGCAACTATTTAGAGAGTATCTTAAAGAGCACCCAAGAGTTATTAATGATGATTTTAAAAAGTCTATATACAAAATGTATAGAGAAGCTGTTAGACTTGAAGATAAAGTTATTGATTTAGCTTATGAAATGGGTCATATTGAAGGCTTAATTAAAGGAGAAGTAAAACAATACATCCGATATCTTGCGGACAGGCGATTAATACAGCTAGGATTAAAGCCTAACTTTAAAGTTAAAAACAATCCGTTAGACTGGATTGATTGGATTATCAATGGCGATAGTTTTAAAAACTTCTTTGAAGGAACAGTAACAGACTATAATGCTGATGGTATGAGCGGTGATAGTTGGGGCTGGGAATTATCAGATTAAAGAAAGAAAATTTATGAATAGAGAAATATTATTTTTTAGCGCACCTTGGTGTGGTCCTTGTAG